GCGTATTCTGATTGGGTAAGAGAAAAAGGTGAGAATTATGCTAATACTCATTTGAATGAATTCTTTAATTCAAAAGAATCTCCATTCCGTAAAGTACCTGAGCAATATGCCAGCGCATATAGTTACCTTAGTAATAACTATAAGTACAAACCGCAACAATAAGGATTAATCATGGCTGACTCAATTGACAGTGGAGCACAATTGTTGCAACAGCAACACCCTGAGTTATATAGTTTAACTCAAGAAGGTTCAACTCATACTCAGTCTCAACCTGATGCGGGTGCTCAATTTCTTCAGCAGGCTCATCCTGAATTATATAATCTCACTCAAGGTCAAGCGGGTTCTGCTCCTGAAGGTTCGGTTACGGTTTCTTCTGCTCCTTCTAGTTTTGATGTAGGGGACGTTGGTTCAGCATTAGCAGGTGCGGGTGCTGGTAAGGTGTTTAATCAACCTATGACTGAAGAAGTCATCAAACCTCCAGTTACTGGTTCTGCGCTTAATACGGCTAAGGTGAATGCTGACGTAGCTAATAATGCATTTGAACGCTCAACTCAAAGCCATGCTAATAATATTTTAGACACGCATCAACAGCATCAAGCTGCTTCAAATGTATTAAAAGATGCAGAAGCTGAATTGAAGTTAGCTCAAGCTGAAGCAGCTAAACATGGAATATACACTCCATCTACTCAGAAAACGGATTTAGGCAAACTAATAGCTATGGATGAAGGTTTGCCCCCAGCACAAGGTAAAAACGTCGTAAAGCCCCTAGGAGGAGTTGCTACTGAGAACTACGGTAAGTCATATGGATTAACTGATTTTGACGCTGCTCGCGCAATAGATACTACTAAAAATGAAGAAGGTGTCTGGGACATTATGAAGCAGGTCAAAAATGCAGAAGCTAAAATTGGTCCTGGATATGCCATGGTACCCGAACGCTCAAATATCATGCTACCCACTCATGCGAGTTCAGCGCGCGGTGTAGAAAAAGTTGACCGTAGTATTGCCGAAGCAGCGCGAGACAAATTAGCTCAAGCGACAAAAGCGCATCAACAGGCTAAATCTGAGTTTTTATCTTTAGAAGATGCTCTAAACCAATTAAAATCTAGCACTCCTACCGAAGTAACTCGCAATAAAGAAATGGCAGCGCGCCTAGCTGACAAAGCGCGACTACTTCAAGAGTCTGCCGCCCTGCCTGAACTCACTAATATGGGTAAAGTCTGGAACGGTGCAAAATGGGTTGGTGGAAAGTTAGCTGGTCCAATTACAGGTGGAGCTGGAGCATATGATTTATATGAGGCTGCAAAAGACTTTCCAGAAGGTCGTACAGCTGCAGGTGTTGCGCACACTATAGGTGGATTAGGTGGTCTCGCTAGCCTAACCCCATACCCACCTGCAAAAGCTATAGGTACGGGGTTGGCTATTGGAGCACCTCTAGCTTATGAAGCTGGAAAAGCTAAAGGCTATTGGCAATAATTATCTGATGCGTGCTACTTTAGCTCGCTTTAGAACTAATTCGTATTGTTCCTTAGCGTTGGCATCCAACGAGCGGAGTGGAAGTTCTTGATAATACTTCCACTTGTCTCTATACTCTTGAAGTTCTGACGGCGGAATCCAACCATTCATTTTCCAGCGGATTGTAATGTCAGTACCTGCAGCAGTCCAAACAAAATTTGAATTCATAATTAGTTCCTTTTAAATAAAAATACTGTTTATCAATGTATTAATAGCAATGCATTTTCTATCAAATCTATTTTTAGCTATACTAGCGGCTATTTTAAGTTTATGTTCTGGCGTGAGCTTTTTGCCAAACATTGGATTATTTTTACCTTTTTGTCTAATTGAAATAGCTTTGCCAAATTCAGGTGAATGTTTGTAACCTTTTAAATTATTTCCGTAAGTATTACCACGCATCTGGATTGATACATCAGGTCGTTTAACTCCTTTTTGCCTAATTGATTGAGCTGGTCTAGGAATATTCTTTAATCTCTTTGAAATTTCAATAGCATGTTTCTTTCTAGCGTTTTCATATAATCTAGAACTAAAATACCTATTTGAATCTTTAAATTGAATAATAGCATGCCATAAAACTCCTCCATGAATGCGAGCTAATAAACAATGAGCAATAAAATGCTCTCTAGCTGTTAATTTTACTAGATTATTTTTATCATCAGAACCCCCTAAGCATTTCGGTATAATATGGTGCCGCTCAAAATAGCCGTTCATATTTTCACGTAAAACAGCTTTTTGAATTAGATGATCATAAACTTTCTGATGATCCATTTTCTTTCCAGTCTTCTAAAACTTGAAGCAGGTGTTTACGGAAGTTCTGACGCATTACAAACTCTCCTGGCTGGTACATATTGATAAAGCGTTGTAGAGGATCGGTTACTCCCTGCAGTAACCCATTAGGTTCAGGTAGAATATCTGTTGGATCCTTTGGCACTGGTTTCACTATACCGTAAATCTGGTCAGTCATTGGTGCATCACGACCCTGCATAGTTAAGTCTTCAATCTCTTTACGGATCTCAGCTTCAGTCTGCTTAGGCTTTTCCGCCTTAACAACTTCCACTACTTCCTCTTTAGGTTCTTCAACCTTTGGTGCTTCTACTTTTACTGCGGGTTGCTTTTTAGTTGCCATTGTCTGCTTTCTCCAATTTTGAATCAATAAAAGAATCTAACTTCTCGTGTAACCATGCTCTTTGCCTTTGTCCAACAGTTTGCCCGTTATCAGTCAACAAAGGATTATCTATCCATTTTTTGAATATTTTTGCAGGCTCAACTTTAAATGTGGTGCCAGAAGTGCTTACTGTAACGGCTACGCCTTCAAGCGTTAGTCCTACTTCTTCCTCATACGGTTCTTTATGAATGGGTTCTTCGTAATACGCGCTGAAATCTTTTATCCATCTTCCGCGTTCTGTACCTTGTCGTTTTTCACGGACACTAAATCTAGCCCTAACTCGATAATCATAATTTTCGTCAGATTCATAATGTTCAACGTAAGGCATAACTCTAATTACCACGTCACATTCATGCAATAAATTGCTCAAAGTGTAAATAACCCCATCTTTTACACCTTCAGCATAATCTGCATTTCTGCAACTTACATTCAAAGTTGAATGCACTGATCTTTTTATTTCAGTCATTTCTATACTCCCATATTCTGTAAGCTGGTTTTTTCTTTTGCCACCATCTCCAAGGTTTATATCTACCCATTGAAATAGTAGCCCGCAAAAAGTTAAATCTATTTAACACTTCATGCCGAGACTGTCGTCGCCTAGTCTCAAGCGGACTTCTATTCCTGCGAGGGATTAATTTCCGAGTTAGCATCTAGCCTCTCCTTTATTAATTCATCAGTTAATTGATTCAACAATCTACGAGCATCATCAACTTCTTTGATTGTAGGTTGTTTTTCAAAACAAATCCAAACTCCGCTAGCCATGATTGCAGTGTGAGCGTCTTTGAGTTTATCTTCCATTCCTAGTCCTGAGCAAATAAAGAGCTAATAGCGCGGCTTCAGCCCTACCATCGTCTTTTTTACGCTTAAACAATTCAGACTTTGATGGCCAGAGTCGCATTGCCATTTCCCGAGCACCGTCTTTTGATGCGTTTGCACCCATAGCCTTTTTCCACACTTGCGGTGTGACGAGGGTATAGGGGATATCAAGACCTGCCAGTGTGCCTTCTAAAATACCGAGCGCACGACCGAATGAGAACATGCTCGTTACGCCTTGTCCTGGCATCGCGTTTACCTGCTCAATCATACCTTCTACTGATTGCGTTTTAAATAAGCGTAGTTCAGCACAAATTGCCTGCGGGTTTACACGCTGCTTTTTGGACTTGCCTGATACATACTCAAGAGTCGGCATGTCATATATGTCAACAATAGAGCCGCCTTTGTCAAGCACTGCTAACGCGCCGTAAGTTCCTGGATCAATACCTAAATAAAAATCTGCCATATTATTCACCAAACTCCATTTCCTTAATCGCCTTCATTTGTTCCTTAGTTAGACTAAACCAAGGCTTCTTTCCACCTGCTTTGAATGCGTCGTCCCAGATCTCTTTTGCTAATGCTTTCAAGACATCTACGTTATTGAACTGTTCCCAATACGCATCAAATCCGTTGTCTTCATGTTCTGATTGTACATTTGACATTCATATCTCCATCTTTATTTAGAAATTCATAAATTATTTCCGCTACTGCTACAAAGTCCGTAGGAGTTTGAAATTTAGCCTCAGCTATTTTCTCACAATAAACAATAGCATAATCTAATGCTTCTTTTCTACTAAAATAAGCCATCATTTACCTTTCTGAACGTAAGATTCACAGCCTTCAAGTTGCAGTTCCATAGGTAAATTAAAATCGTTATGATCACACCACCATTTACCTTCTTCAACTGGTCTTGAGAACTCGCAAGTACGACAATTTTTGAGGGGCGGCTTCTTGTCAAAGCACACCTCTTTAAAGTCGCACCATCGGCAGGGGTAAGCCTCATCACTCTCACCAATACGCGCTGGACGTATTTCTGCATTAACTAATATGTCAATTCGTTTGAGTATGTCATTTTGAGTGTGCGTGTCTGGCTTGATACGCCGAACGTAAATAGCCTCGTTATCCTTCCCGAGGGCAAAATATAGTCCTCGTTCAATGCCACTGAATAGCATTCCCGCCTGAACTTGATAATAATGCATCGGCTTAGAAATGACAACGCCTTTCTTTTCCAACTCATCAAAAGACTTCTTGTTATGCGTCTTTGCTTCAAGTACGTGTGGTGTGTTTTCAGCTGAAGGTATACCCTTTATAACTCCGTCTAGTTTGACTACAAAATGCCCAGTTTTGTCCGTAAACGTAAATTGCTCTCCGTTTGAGTCCTTTTCGTAAACTGTGTACCCCGCAGCTTTGAGGTCAGAAACGATTCGGTCTTCCTGCAAGTGGCCAGTCTCAAATAGACGTAACATGCGACCATCAAATTCAACTGAGCCGTAGCCACGCCAATCCATCCAAATCTTCCTGAGGCACTCCTCTCCGATGCCTGACGCACCGAGCCTAGACAACCTCATTGGGCGCGATTGACGCTGCTTTATAGCTGCGTAAATTTGCCCAATCATTTCATCCTCAGCTGCAGGAATCAAGATTGGTGCTGGTTTTTTAGTTGCCATGTATTTCCTTTATTGCGTTATTAGAGGCGGGGCAGTATTTAGGATACTTATTTAAGTACTACGACCTTCAGCTGTGTACCCCCGTAAAACATTAATCCCAAGGATTTTTCTTTTTACCTTCTTTTGCTTCTGGTTTTACCTTAGCTGTTGAAAGATTGTCATCTTCTAAGTCTAATAATGATGGCTCTTTAGCTTTAGATTTTACTGCTGGGGCTGAATCCTTACCTACGTAGCCTACAATACGGTTACGGTCAGAGTAGCCATTTGTGCCTTTTTCAATATCAAGAACCGCCGTAAAACTACGCTCAAGCAATTCATCAACAGAGGTAGCGTTTGGCTTACCGCAGGCACGTGCCCATGCTGAAACCTGCTCACGACCGATGCGTTGCGCTTTTTCTGAATCGTTGTGAATGTTGTAGTTGTTCCAAATTTTACGGTTAGCATACTTACCTGAGACTACTTCAAAAGTTGCAGCAATCATAGTTCCGCCCTTTTGAGTTGTTTTCTCTTCAGCTTCTGTGCATTTGAGTTCATACTCACCTTTTGGTAATGGCTCGTAGCTACGTTCTTCTGATTCATACTCATTTAAATCAAATCCAAATTTACTAGACATATTTATTACTCCTTTAGGTTATTAAGATACTACAGGTATATTTTTAGAGATTTCCTCAATGGTCATCTCAAAAGAATCAGGACAGGCATAACGGTTTTTTGCAATGTACGCTGGACTTTCAGTCACATGCAACAATCTCTCTCCAGTAGTGATTCCACGGTTTACAGTGTTATTGAAGCCGACGTCTGCTTTTTTGACAATCACTTTGAACCCAGCATACGCTACTACGTCGCACCACTCCTGCAACAATGCATTGCAGCGGTTAGGCAACTTAGGTACAAAGCGGTCATACGGCTCAGTCAAAGGGTTCTCATAACGAACCACTGAGGCATGCGCGAGTAAGACGATATTCATACCCTTTTTGCGGCGTAGTGCATCAAGACCCTGAAGAATCTCACGGAACTCTTCAGCTACGTAAACTTGATTCTTACCGTATCCTAAGTCTTTTGCGTCATACGATGACTCAACATTCTTAGAGATTAACGGCTCAACAAGCCAATCAACAGAGTCAATCACTAGTGTTTTAAACTTGTGATCCTCTTTGAGCAACGTCTTGATAGCTCCTACTACGTCGCCAATTTCAGAGGCACGAGGGAATGAAGTTACATCCAATGAATCGATACCGTCCTCAGTATTAACAAAAATTGGTGCGGGGAATTGAGCCGCGATTGTGCTCTTACCGATACCATGATTTCCGTAAATACAAATTCGGGGAGGTAGTTCCTGCTTTCCCTTCACGAGGGAATCCATAAAGCTCATGTTTATTTCCTTTATTAAAAGTTTAAATATACTGGGAAATACTGAAAGGTTCGGCTGTCAAACTGCAACAACTTAATCTCATTCCCAGGATTGTTTTGCGCCAATACTCCGACGCACACTGCTGACAACTTTGGATCTCCAATCATGCATAAATAATCACCTTCTCGGAAATCTTTTAAAACCTCGCGGGCATGAGCAACGGGGTCATCGTACTGAACGTCAGTAAAGACATGTTCAATTTCTCCGAAGCGTGCTGCGTCCTTGATAGTTTTACGCTGGGTGTTGTCCACTACCCAAACTACTTCTGGCTCTAGATTTAATTCATCTTGCATTTTTCCCTTTCCTGTTATTTCGTTTATGTTGAAATTATAGCTCATAAAAATCTTTCCGCTCCAATATCTTTAATCACTTTCATGATCTCTTTGTAATACCAATCGTAGTCTAGGTCTGCGGGAAATTCCTTAGGCATAGTCATACATTCTCTAGCTCCGTCGGTCTTTGCTACTTTGTTTCCGTTTGAGGCATAGGTTAGCGGCGGTAACTGTTCCCGTGTTTGATACCAGCGCACAGTTCGTCCGAGGTATTTATCACCCTGAACTCCGCCGCCAGTGACTGAGCGAACACTAATGAAGTCAGTCAAAGGTGAATTCATAACAGTGTCCTTGAACTTTGTACCGTATGCCAGCCAGAGACCCACTGCTTTAGAGACTACGGGCGCGGTTGGGTTCTTACTTAGAGTCGGTGCGCTGTAGATACCTTTAATCTTGACTGATCTATCCTGCTTGACTGCAAAGTAATTGTTCACGTCCTTCAATGCTACTACTCTATACGGTGTATCCTCAAATATAAAGCCTGTGAGTTCACTAAACTCTTTTACAATGTTGTGAACCTTTGTGACTTCATTACGTCTATGCCTAAGCATGATTCCGTCGGTATTGGCTGAAACAACTTGAATACCATTGTCCTCTAAAGTCTCAATTAAGTTTAAAAGAGTAAGCTGACCCGTCAGAGTAATATTAATCATAACGTCGGGAGAATACAGTGCTGAATACTTACTAGCTGTTTTACCGAATGTTCCGTTCAATGCAATACGTAATGAATCTGCAATTACCATGTTCTTTTGACGTTTACCTTCTAATCGTCTCTCGAACACTTTGCGATACTCATCAATAAAGGTTGTACCAGTGTTAACAGGTATGAGATTGCAATTAAGCAGAATAGAAGGATAATAACTAGAAACATCATAATCAACAATTTGATAATCATCATCAGTAACATGGCAAACCTTTCTATCGTGTTGTGAATGAAGACCTCCAACGCCCATCTGATATATACCATTGTTTATCGTTACGAGGTCTTCCTTCAGAAAGGCAGGTAACTCTACGTGCCCCGTTGACTGCTTAACTTCATATACGTGCTCTGACATCCTTTTTGTTAATTCAATAAGGTCAGCGCGTTTAAAGTTAATAAAATGTGGAACTATATACCGCACGCTCTCAGGAATTTTTGCATTTGAACGCTTTAACTTGAGCCGCTTGATAAACATCTGCTCAGCTACTTGAGAGTCAGATTTAGAACGAGCATCAAAACCATACTCCTTACTAATTTCAACTCTAAGCTGGAGTTGCCCTTGCAGCTTGTTATAAAGCGTCTCTGTAGTATCTAAGTCGTTCTTGCAGTAATCCCAAACCATTGGTCGGGCAGACTCATCAATCTCCTGCGAATGATGAAACGGCAGGTCTTGAATGAGCGGCATGTGCATACGTGCGCCGTAAGTCTTTAGGCTCACAAAGCTGGGCGCGACCTCAATCAAATCAATGTGGTCAATCATAGGGATCTTGAACCTGAATTGCTTTTCAGCATCCCACGGCATCAAGTTCTGGTGAATAATGATGTCCCCGAAGCCTTTTGTTTCAGACGTAGAATGCCCAGACAAAAAGTAACTGATGACGGGCATATCAAACCGCGCCCCGTTGAAGCTAATGAATGTGTTTTTTGATTTGAAAAGAGACTTGATGCGCTCACGAGCATCCTCCTCATCTCCCCAGATGCCGAAGTACTCCCCGCTCTCAAGAATCTTACCCATCAATAGAAACATATTCGGGGCAATTTCTGTGTCAAAAACAATTGTTGCCATTAGTCCTGATTCACATAGCGTTCTGTTGGACCGCCGTCAAGAGCCTGCACGGGATACTCTAACTCTTTTAGCTTTTCAATAAAGTGAATTGCTTTCTCTAAGTCTTCCCGTCCGTTCTTGAGGTGAAACCGCTCAAGATACTTAGTAGCGCAACCTACAAAATAACCTCTACCGTATAGACGATAGATTCTATCCCAGTGCTGCTCCCCGTCAACTTTATAATGCTTACCACCTACCTGCTTATTATTTGCGCTCATGATTTCCTTATAAGTTTTACGAATATCTTCTAAACTATCAATCCATTCTGAATGAGTCTTAGCTAGCATTTTTCTTCTCTCTGTTCATAATATAAATCTGAGTAGCTAACTTCCAGTCAGAGGCTGAAATCTTATCTGCCCAATATGAGCCATCGCTAATCTTATGCTTACGCTCATACGCTACCATAGCCATTGGCTGCGCTATAAATTCAAAGAAGGGATTAACGAATCCACTTTTCTTGAATGGGTCGTTGCAGAATGCCTCGCACTCAGTTAGGAATAGTTCCCAATCACCTTGATACAAAACACTAGGCTTGACTACTCCGTTTGAATACGCATCAAATACTTCACTGCTCGGCGGATTTTCTACATACGGCTGCGCGTTGTAAAGTTGCGTGTACAAGTGCAAATTATTACTCACCGTAAAGTATTGACCCACTGGCAGCTCAAGTGCGATTGCTACAAACTCTTGAATCATACTGAAGTGAACTGGATTCGCCCCGCAGTATCCCCACCAGAAATCATTACTCCTGTTGAAGATTGTCAAATCAACACATCCGTTCACAACAGCAAATACTAACTGCGTATTACAGGCTTTATCCTTTGTGCTTTTGTTGAAGTCAGATGCATCCCAGAGTTGAATAACCGCCTGACGGGAATTAGAATCAGTCTTGAGGTGCTTGATAACCTCTTTGAGTTGGTCAAATCCAAAGTGCTTACGCATCCTGTGTCCATACGCCGCGTTGAATCTTACGCCGTCATCACTAAATTGCCCAATGGTAGAATTAAACTGCTTCAGGAACTCTACGTCATCACGTCCCGCGAGCATCCAGATTGATTCCATTAAGTGAAAGATTGGATTCGCGTCTCGTTCAGCAAAGAACAATACGCGCTCAGTCGGCTCTATGATTGTAGTTAGCACTGGTTCATCAATACGGATTGCTGGTCCGTTACGAGTTTGCACTTTGATGCCTGACGTCTTGAAGCGCCAGAGCATATCCGTGAACAATTCATTTACGTTGATAGAACGTATTTCCATGTTATTTCCTTTATTAAAATTCTGTTGTTGGTTTGTAATTCTGACGAGGTTTACCCTCTCCTGTTTTTACTCTTTGATACTTATCGAACTCACACATGATGTTTTGACAATCATGCAGGGTTAAATCTTTTAATTTATTATTTGAATCAATCAAGATTGAACGGATCTCTGTTAATTCCTGATTGAATCTTTCCTCAGTAAACTTTTTATTAATAGTGCGTTGATATAACCTATTTAGACCGCGTTGACTTCCTGGACCCATGGGTGCCCATGAGTAGAGATCAATAGCACTGTCTAACTGATTGCGTAAATACGTTAAGTCTGCACTCACTTGCCCCGCAATGAAACTCTGAATTCCAAACGCAGTAGCCAGTGTTTCAGTAGTATACTTAATTGAATTTGAAGCAACAGCACCCCGCATTTGACTAGCCATGTGTATTGTAGGTTTTATAATATACTCACAAAGGTTCACTGACTTTGTATTACCTTTTACCATTGTAGGGTAAACAATATAAGCCGAGCTGTATACTTTCTCTTTTTTAGCTTCTAGTTCCTTCATCGCCTCTATAAAAAGATAAGCATTGAAATCTTCAGCGCGGTGCGGTATAACAAGGTTATCCATTAAGTAAAGCAGAGTCGGTGGCCAATTGATCAAACGCGCTAAAAGGGCGCGGAACCATACGTCACCTTGAGGATTCTTATAGTAATAAGTTAGTAACCACTTACTTACCCTATCATCCCTACGGCGCACATTGCAGAACCGATACTTAGCAAGTATTGGGTCAAGCGTATATGGCTGAAGGAATCCTGAATCCTTATTCAGGCGCACTTGCTCTCGCTCATTAACGAACTCAACTAATTCATCAAAGAGTGCCATTCTCTGCCTTTCTGATAACTTCTAGAGTGTCATTAAAGGCATCGGTGTGATCTATTGTAATAATTTTTACTCCACCTGCATTATGCAAATTAACGCAAGCGTCATAAGTAGATTTATGTGCGCTTACAGTATTCGCTGGATTGAACGGCTTTGTTTCCCCACGGGCATCTCTACGCGCTTGCACTCTCTGTAGGCAAGTTGCGAGGGGCGTATCGAGGATAGCCGCGACGTACGCACCTGTTGGTTTAAGCATCTGTGTTGTGATTGCTCCTGGACCCACTTTTGAGAGTAACAAACCTTCAAGCAGAACATGACCCCTAGGATGAGCAGCCAAGGCTCGTTCTGCAATTTCCTCTTGAGTACTGATACCATCTGTACCTCCGCAAGTATTTTGATAACTACCAATCACATAAAGCGGCTGAGAGATTCCTTGACTTGACAAATCAACATGATACCCCCAATGTTTCTTTTTACCGTTGGGGTCTATTATTGCTGAGCAGGGGTAATCCGTCAAGAACTTACGGGCTACAGTAGTTTTTCCAGAACCGCTAGTTCCGCGGAGTGATAGAATTACGTTCATGTGTTTCCTTTATTCGGTTATTGAGTTGAAATTATAGCTCAATATTTTGCGGGCACTTCAAATGCGTGTTGTCTTTTCCACATGTTACGTATTGTTTCAGGATATTCATTTAAGAGCCAATCTTGAAAAGCTGTAGCGGGACTAATGTTAAGCAATAATCCGTCTTCATCTTTACATTGCATGAGGGCAATCACTAAGGATTCTAATGATTGTTGACTGATATTCTTTTTATTTGATTTCATTTGTTTTCCAGTATATGTTCAGCGCGGAATGGCACGCCTGTTTTAGCAAACATCTCAGCCTTTATTTTAAACGGTATTCTATCTTTTTCACACTCTTCTCTCAACCATTCAGGTAAATAATTTTCCCTTATTTCTTTAAAAGGTTCAGTATATTGACTCAGATTTCTTTTATCATACCATTCTATTCTTTGAAAGCCAAGATCTGCATATACTCCTGGGTACCGACGGCTGAAGAATCCATTCTTGAATTGGCATAGGCAAGACTCAAAAGTAAAGCGTCCTAGGTCTTTATGCTTAGGCAGGCTGCTCAATATTGAACTTGCTTCTTTTTCTAAGTGTGCGCACATATCTTCAAATGCATCATACTTACCTGAATGTGAATTAGGCTGACGCTTATCAAATACATACTCATCTGCTCCGAGTAAAAACAGCATGCCGTTACGATGAGAGCGCGAGCCGTCAAAGTCATTAAACATCAAAGTAGTGCAATCAGAGCCGTATCCGTTAATTTTTATGTACTCAAGATAAGAGAAAGTAGACAGTCGTCCAAAGCTGACAATGCTATTAGCCTTAGCCCATAGCGATTCATAGTTAGCATCGCTCCAGAGCTTGACTTGAGAGCCATGCTGCTTGACGAGTTGCGCATATGAATAGAGACCTTTCATTGTGTCTTTCTTCTGCTTATTACGATCAGAATCAAAACTCAAAGTAGTCCAATCATTGTTAAAGCGAGCATGCGCGGCTCTCCACTCAACATCACTTTCAGGAATCTCAGGAATAAACTCCATGATCTTTAAACTAGTAATTGGGTTTTGAGTGTGCCCATTAATAGTTGCAAACCAAAGAGCCTGCTCATCCGTCCAGCCATAATACTTTTTGAGCGCAGGCATGTAGAGATACACCAATCCTGGATGTGCTTTGTAATCAAGGTTCATAGCGTACAACGCCTTAAAGTATTCAAGGCGGTTCTCAGGTAGGCGGTAATCAGTCATGATTTTCCTTTTTGCAGGTGCACCAACTGTCAGACTTACCGCAAGTTGTGCAGTACTTACGAACTTCTTTTTTACCAAATATAGATTCAAATTGCTTATCAAACTTCTCTAAGTCAATACTGAATGGGCGCGGATTGTCGCTTTTTCTTCCGTGATTGTCACTCATTTTCTATCCTTAGGCGGCTGTTTATTATGCGTAGGGTAAATAGGAGATACTGGTCTAATCGGCTGTATCATCTGAATCCTGAAATCCTAGGTGAGAACACAAATGTTGCTTGCCAGCTATCAGGTTTGATAGGCATATTATCATCCACAAGACCCATAACATTCCAGCCAAAATTAACATAAATACAGCGAGAGGTAGAACCAATACGCTTAACATAACGAAATTGAAATAGTCCGTTCGCGTTAACGAGGCACCAACCTTCTTTTGCATTGTCATTGTCCTTGATTGTTTTATCGCCGCGAACCTTTGTGTAGTACGGAGTGTTTACATAACGCAGCGCAAAAGAATATGCGGGATTACGCCAGAGCCACTTTACTTTAGACCAATAACTACGACCATTGATCTCTTGAAACGTCTGGTCTCCGTCAAGACTGTTGTCAGGAGTCATAAACCAATTGAGCCAAGTAGGCAGGCGCGGACCAATTCCCCAGACTGAATGATTGAGTAACCATCCGTCCATTTGAACTGCAAATACAGGTAGGATTGGTGCAATTACGTAGGCAATTAAAGTTAGCACTAGGCTAATCGGCACGAGTAGAATATAAATTAAGTAAATCATTTAATAGCTCCTAGGACTGGCATTAAAGGTAAAGTGGGTAAAGCGGTAGGCATAGGTAACGGAGCAGGCATAGGCACGCTGAAAATAATAAATCCAACGGGTTGCCCATACTGGTTCAGAACGACCTGAGAGTTACCGATAGGCATAACTGAACCCACTGGCTGACCGAACTGATTCAGATACTGCATCGCTCCTTGAACATTGTTCTGAGCGTAGCAGCTTGAATTACCTGAGAGATAACCAATCGTAAAAAAGATTATCATAAATAAAAAGTTCTTCATAATGCCTCTACGTTTCTCTTTATCATTTTGAAAGTTTCATCGTAAGTAAACTCTACAATATGATCCATAAAGTTCTCCACGTCCCTATCACTAAAAACATAAACCCATGCGGCAATCGGTATTTCTTCTGGATTCCTGTCTTCAAATTTCTGGTCCACCTTCAATTGAATTCGTAGCGCGTATTTATCCATTAAATCATTAAAGTCCATACGCCTACGAATTGATTCTGGTTTTAGCTTCATAGCTGCTCCTAGATATGTTGGCTCGGTATGCGGTTACGGATCTCCTCAGCAACCGTGTTGAAGTTACCGTCCATGAGGTCAATAGACCACTTATCACAAATCTTTGCGCACTCTTCACGCTCAATAACTACGGCGTATTTTGTAGCCTCGATTGCATGAACAATGAGTTCAGCTTTTGCTTCGGCTAGTGCGTCATCAAACTCGCGTTGCGTAAAAAGCGTTCCTCCAGTACCTTTAGCAAAGAAACTTTTCTGAAAATCAGATTGTTCTGACATGTAATTCTCCTAAATTTTATTGATAATTAAATAAGTGTAGATTTTTTGATAGTTCATCTTAATAATTTTCGCTCAATAAATACTGCGATTTCAAGTGGTGTTGCGTGTTGATTATGTTGCACGATTGAAGCGGCGATCATAGCTGCTTGACGCCATCCTTCATCAAAACAGGCTTTTGGGTCATTGAGCATATCTTTTGCATCGGCTCGTTCAAGTAGCTTGACCCAATCGTCATAAGACTGTTCCCAATTCATAATAGACTTATCAGACATAATATTATTCCTATAGTAATTTTAAACACAACGTAAATAAAACTCAAGCCCACAATACCTATGCAAATCGCGCCAATCACCTGCCACTTACTCGGCAGGTCAAGATATTTGTTTCGCATCAAAACCCCCAGCCGAACATGCAACCTAGTATTATGCCGAGGATGATGACGCCAATCCATTCCCATTTAGAGTTTGTCATATATTTTCTCCATGATTAAGTCGCGGTCTGGTTCTACTTCCTCTTCTACTTTTGATACGGGTTCTTCATATTCATCTAGGTCCTCAACGTCAGGATCATATTCGCCTTCTAGCTTAATCTTAAAGTCTGCCACCTGCAATCTATACAACGAAGGAATAGAGCGGAACTCGTCAATGCGATGCTGCATAGGATGCGGCTTAGGAATATAGTTCTTAAAGTCCGCTAATCTTTCTAAAGTCATCTTTTTCATTCTTCTCTCACTTTCATCATTGCGTCAGCAGTTTCATAAGCCATACTAACAATAGCTTGTTTTCGATTTAATCCTTCTGCTGGAGTAATTCCTTTTACGATAAATGCTTGCATAGCTTTAGCCGCAAAGTAGTCACGCAAATCCATGCCTAAATTTTCTTTGCCTAATTCTGTTTCTACAAATTTTGGTTCACCATCAACAATTCCTAAATATTCTAATTCGGCTTGTTGTTTGCTTGGAAACGCTTTCATGTTTATCCCCTCCAAGATTCTTGAGCTTGTTTATCAAATTTGTCAAAGTCTAGCGCATGAATCATTTCCCATACGCTGATTTCTGTGTCAGCGATGCAGACGTCTTCAATATCAATTCCGCCTACGTGACCTACGCTGGGTTCATCTTTGTCAACGTAGCCGTATACGTCTAGCAACGTATCACCGCAATACATAGACATTAAAAAGTTAGATGCTTTAGCCATTGTTATTTCCTTTATTTAGTTATCAAAAATAAAACGTAAGACGGGATGCTGATAAATACGACTGCGTAAAACCAAAGTATAGCTGGAAAAAATAAAAGTGTAAAGATTAATTTCACGCGGGGATTTCTCCGTTCCAACTTTTGATGCGCACTACGTCCAACTTGAGGGCGGGCGCGTCACGAATGATCCAAGCCGCCTGATTAATAGTAACTGGCTTTGTAAAGGCTCTCCAGTCGTTGAGATAGTCATCAAACTTGATTACGATGTATTCTTTTTTACCTTGACCTGCGTATTTCATAATGTGCCCCCGAAGGGGCATCCTTTCTTATCTAGCGGTTACACGAATGGCGATTGAAGCAGTGGACTTGTAATACTTTTGCAATTGCTCAGTAGTAATACCGAGGTCAGCAACCATCTGTTTATAATCATACGTAGAACGCTGAGACAGGGTCACCGTAGCTTTATAAAGGTCACCCTCATAAGTGCCCTCACCAGCGTTCTTGAATACGTCTTTGAGCTGCTCAATCTGTTCATTGAGTTCAGCTGCCTGAGCCTGCAATAAGCCAAGGCGGTCAAGATCCTGCATCTGAGCAGATTGGCTGAGTGCTTGATTAACTAATTTGGTAGAGATATGGTTCATTTGTATTTCCTTTATTTGAGTTATTAAACTGCTTTTGGTCTTTGAATCAAAGTTTGTTTTACACCATTACGAGTACCATGCTCCTTCACTGTCGCCTTGAGAGTTACTGTTTCACCCTCTGCAAGGTTCCATACTGCATCGCAACCACCTTTGTAAATGATTACGTTTTTGTTGGCGTCTTCAAAAATAAAGATACCGATTGGACCGAAGTTAGTATCAATGTTGATTACTTTCTTCAAGACCAAAGTTAAAACAATTTTATCACCGATGATGCCAACATACTCACGAGCAGCGTCGATAGCTGCCTGCTTATCAGCCCACTCTGCCTTGCGGGCATCGCGCTGGATGATGCACTTACGAACTGCTGCCACTTGCTTCTCGGTTAATTTACCGTATGTGTCATACGCAGAGGCAACTGAACCAACAAAGCCGTCTTTATAAATCTTACGCTCGTGAGCATCAATCTCATAACCTTGAGACAAGAACGCTTCAATTTCAGCATAGTCAGGATAATTACGGCTGAAAGTCTTTTTAGCGTTGGTAATAATATTTCTAGAAATTGCCTCTCCATAAGCAACTGGATTTTCAATTTCAGGACCAATGTGGAATAAACGTGAAGTCATTTGTATTTCCTTTATTTGGGTTATTAATTTACTATCCTGTGAAGCTATGTAAAAAACTATAGCGTAGAAATTTACAAAAGGCAACAATTATTTTTGAGTGAAAACCCTTAGTTAGAAAAAGGATGCGTAAAATGAGGTGTAATTACGCTTAACTTCGGCTCCGACCCTATAATCCAAAAGAGTGCGCTGTCATCAAAATCCATTCCCTGCTGGTTTAAATAGCGCCATACTTTTGCCTCGTACGTAGGATGAAAGTCTATACCGTCATAGGTCTCGCCGTTAAATTTGTCAGTATACTTTGAGTAGCCAGTGTCATGTAAGGAAAAATGCTTCCATCTAAACGGTAAAGCATCAAGATTGATACCCATAATCTCTGCGCGTTCCCGAATCCATTGGGCTTTACTGGGTCCAATACCTACGGTAAACAAAGTTTCAATGTTGTGCGCATCCTTTGAAAGCCCGAGTAGTATACTGCAGAGGGAATTGCATGAGCCAGCGGGCACAATCAAAGTCTTGACCTCAGCGGGAATGTTCCTCGTCTGATTAGCCCCGACGTCATGAAAGCCATAAAGTTCCTCAGGATGCTTTTCATGGTCAACAGTAATACCATAGTTGACTACTAGGGAGTCAGGGCGGGTCAAGTCACCAACCATGCGCTGCAACACTGGGTTATACGGCGCGGCGGCATACTCAAAGTGAGTCCCGAAGCCGCCCGCAATACGCGGGTTGTCATGCCGCAGTACGGTATCAGGTTTTGAATAAACAACCATGCGGGAAGGTAAACCAAGGTGCGCGCCCACAATAGCGGACATTGAAAGTTGCGGACTTTGAATTGACGCACCAGTGAGTACGTGCGTCTTACCTTTTCGGTTCTTTGTCATGTAATAAATTAACTGGCGCAACTTACTCCCGTTCGGTCCACCGTAACCGAGCGTATTGAAGTAGTCCTCCCGCTTGAACCACATGCCTTTGTGGTTCTCTACGGGAGTTAAGTCTCTTAGATGATCCTCCCACCTGATGACCTTGCGGTCAAGAGTGTGGGTAGGAATGATTGATTGGCTCATTTCTCTTGTGCCTTTCTTTGTTTGGTCATAGCATCTATTAACACAATATCCATTTCGTTATCCCAAACTGTAGTTTGACCATCATTCCAACCTTCTTGAACGTAAATAACTTCTTGGTCATAGTTAATATCGTAGGTAACTCTTGACCTACTAACTCGTTTTTGGGTGCATAAATCTTCACGCATTTCAGTTAGGCTCATTTCTCTTGTGCCTTTCTTAACTAAATCTAGCAATGATATAAACAATAACTGCACCAAGTAACCACCATTTAAAACTGCCATCAAATACCCAGTTTATAAAGTTCATTTCTCTTGTGCCTTTCTTTTACCTTCATAAAATTCTATGATTGCCTCTGCAAACATTACAGGAAAGTCTGCATCAGAACCTGCTCTTAATAAACCTTCCGCTATACCGCCTTGATGTAAATAAATATTGTGTATTTCTTCAGTAGTTAATTTCATTTCCCTTGCGCCTTTCTTAGTAAGTACCCAAAACAAAAAGATAAAATAAACCAAACCGCTAAAGTAATCATTTCTCTTGTGCCTCCGCATAACATTCTTTACAAGCACCATCATCTACTCCATGCTTACAAACATCATCTAATCTAAAGCGATAAATTAAATCGCTGTTAGGCTTTTTTACTTCTACAAAAGTATCGTGCCAATATGCAATTGAAACTCTTTCTTTCCACCCTTCAATTTCAGCTTGTTGCTGGCGTAGCATGGTGGTTTCTTGTTCTAAAGCATTTTGTAATTGCCCCAACGCCTCTTTAGCTTGTTCCGACCAGTCATGTGGT